GGCATCCTGCTCCAGCGGCAACTGCCGCCCGAAAGCAAACGTGCCATCCTCGTTGACATTCGCCCGCATCGCCTCGCGCAACATCCTCTGCACCTCCGGCGACTTTCCGGCCACCTGCTCCTCCACCGCCGCCATCACCACCTCCGCCAGGCGGCGCAAGCCCGCCGCATCATCGTAATTGAGGTTAAAACCGCCCCCTTGCGCCACATACTCCTGCATCGCCCGCGTGCCCATCAGCCCCCAGCGTTGCGGCACCTCGCGCATTTGCGGTTCCACCTCCACGCCCTCCACCAGCCCCAAATACGCGGCCTTGGCCATATTGCTCCGCAATAGCTTATTCACCGTCTCATCCGGTTGCGGCCTATTCACCGCATTATCCCACACCTCTTGCAAAGTCATCCCGTAGCCATCGGCAAACTTTTGCTCATACGGGCGCAACTTATTGACCACCCGTTGCGCCACCGCCTGCTTCACCTTCTTGTATTCCGGCCTTGGGAAGCGCGAGGTGTAAGCATCCGCATCAAACACCGGGTTTGCCTCCGGATCACCAAGCTCCCGCCCGCCAATTAACGCCACCTTGCCAAAACCATCCACCACATTGCCCACCTTCGTCACCGCCACACTCGGCACCGCCAAGCCCCCCATCTTCTCGGCAAACGCCAAGTTTTCCTCGCTTAACTTATGCACCGATACCAGACGCACCGCATAGCTAGGCCCGGCCACCGGATACACCCCATCCACCGCCCGCTGCTCCTGCATCGCCTGCCAGCGAAGCTCCTCCTCCTGCTCCGGCGTCAGTTCCTCATAAATCCGCTTTTGTCCGGCCCCCAACTCCGCTTTTGTCCACACCGTATTGCCCTGCCCATCTTGCGACGGCGCATAGTTCAACTCCGAAACAACCGAGCGACGATCCCCCACCAAATCCTTGCCGTCCGCCGACCACAACTCCACCCGCTTGCTTCCATCCTTGCGCCGTGTGACTTTTACCACATACGTCTGCTCCCCGTCGCCGTTGATCACCGGGTAAAATCCTTCCTCCAAGCCATCCAGATACGCATTGATGGCCTGCACATTCTGTTCGTTCACCCGCGCAAACTCCTTGCCCCGCGCCACCCCGCTAGGATCAGTCAACTTGGGTTGCGCCAACTTTGTTTGCCCCTCAGCTTCTGTCCCCGTCAAAATTCCATCCAAAGCCGCCTTGGCCTGCTTCTCCAAAATCGCATCCAAATCCATGCCCAGCGACTGCGCGAGAAACGCCTCAAACCGCTGATCCACCTCCCCCTCCGCCAACGCCTGCTCCAACCGCACCGCCCGCGCCATAATCGCCCGCAAATACTGCGAGAGCCATTCAAAGAAAGCCCGCAACTTGTCCGGCAGCGAATCCCGCCGCGACTGCCCCATAAAATACGCCACACCCAGCGAAGACGTGGCCTCGATCACATCGGCATCACCCTCCCCGGTCAAAATGTTTTCCCCGCTGGCCCGCTCATATTGGCGAATCCACCCGATCATATCCTCCCGGCTAAAGCGCCCATCCTGCCACGCCCGCTTCAATTCCCCCTCCACCACTTCCTCCACCACCACCAGCGGATCACTGCCCCGCACGATCTTCGACACATCGCGGAACACCCCATCACGCATCTGCGCCACATTCACCCCCACCACCTCCAAGGCACCCGCCGCCTCCGTGCCATACTCCAGTTCATACTGCTTGCGCCGCTGCGCCAACTCCTCCGGCGTCATCGTCGCGTATGGCTCAATCACCTCCTTGGCCACCAACTCAATCTCCGAAATATCCGGCGTCAGCCCCCGCGCCTCCTTCGCCTTGCGCAACATTTCCACCAGCGCCACTTGCGCTTCGTAAAACGCCTGCTCCCGGCTTTGCATCAGCTTGTTAAATTCATAGGTCGCCGCGTCCGGGTCTTGCGTGCGCAACATCTCCACCCCCTCGCGGTTGCGCACCACGTAATCCGCCCCCTGCCGCTCCACGGTCGGCATTTCCGGCTTCTGCGAGAGATTCGGCGTATTGGCCATCTCCTCGATCAACTTGGTGGCTGCGGCCTTCGCCCGCTCCGGATCACGACGGTTATACTCTTCTTGATAAATTGCCTCCGCTTCCTCCAGCGTCTCCGCCCCCAGCACCCGATCCACCTGCTCCGGCGACAAGCCCACCTTTTCCAGATTCGCCTTGTCCTTGATATAATCTCCGCCCCGGCGCAACTCCCGCGCCGTTAGCGCCCCCATGCCCACCAGCGACAACGGCAAAAGCGCCACAAACTGCACCGCCAATTCCCGCGGCATCCCCTCAATCTTTTCCTGCCAGTCAAAGCCCGGCATATCCTCATCCAGCGCCGCCGCCACCGTCCGCGCCACCGGGAACGTCAACTCCTGCACCGTCTCTTGCGCATTCTGCTCCAGCAAGATGCCCCCGCTCCCCAACATGATCCGGGTTATGTTGCGCTGGTTCGGATGCGCCATTTTTTTGACTAGACCTCCCAGCCAAGGCAACCGCCCCGTGATCAACTTCACCTGCAAGCGTTCCAGCGCCGCCTCAATCGGAGCCGATGCCGCCGCCACCAGCGCGACCTTCCCCGCAGGCAACTCCGGATGCTCTAGGCGCAAACGGTCATAATTCTGCGCATAAAGTGCCGTGGCCACCGCGGGCAATCCCGCGTAAGGCACCGCCGCCACCGCCGTGTAAGGCAAGCTGCGAGCCGCCCCGTAAAGTCCTTCCTCCAAAATCTCCGGCAAGTTCGTCACCGTTTTGATGGGATCGACCACCCGCTCCGCCAAATCCCGCAACTCCCGTTGCACTTGGCGCACCGCCAGCTTTTCCCGTATCCGCTCTGCCGCTTGCGCCCGCTGCTCCGGCGAAGCTGGCCCGGTGCCTTGCAGGTCAAATTTTTCCACCCGCACTTCCCCCGTGCGGCCCCGCACCAAAAACACAGGTTGCTGCGTATCTTCCAGTTGCGCCAGTTGCACCTGAAGCGCATTTTCCCCCAGCACCCCCATTGTCACTTCACCCACATCACTGGCCCCGCGTCCAAGGCTTTCGGCCATCTGATACCAAAACCCCTTGTCCACCTTGGCAATCTGCCCAAAGCCCGCCACCAACTCATACACCGCCTTGCGCTGCTGCTCCGGCAACGTGGCAAACCGCTTGGCCACCTCTTCCATTTCCGGCACCGCCTGCCCGCCTTGCCATGCCGCCACCCCGCGATCCACGGCCCCGGTATTTTGGCGCAATGCGTCAAAGAGCCACCGCGCATCCTCGCTTACCATCGCTTGCGCCCGGCGCACTTGTATATCCAACTCATCGGCCTTCTTCCGCAAATCCAACTGCTCCGCCTCGTTAAACATCTCGCCGTAACTGGTCAAATCCTCCGTCACCGCCCGCGTATGGTCATTGCTGCCGCCCGTCAGCGCATCCTCTAGGCTACGCTTGATCACATTCTCCATCATCGTCCGCGCCGCCGCATTACGTTCATTGGCCCGCGCAAACTGCTGCTTTTGCCAGTCAAACAACTCCCGGCTGCTTGCCGTGGGTTTTCCGAGCACGCGCTGCGCAAAGCCGTCCTTCTCCTCATCGTAAATCTTGCGCACATCCTCCATCGGCACGTTCCGGCTAGCGGCCAGATAGCCCATCATCGCCTGCCGATACGGGTAATCCTCCCCGTGCAAACTTGTCCGCATCGCCTCCGTCACTCCCCGACTCTTGGCAATCCCGTCAAAATACTCTTGGTCGGTAAAAACCTTGTTCCAATGCTCATCATCGATTGGAGCCGTAGCCTCCAACGGTTGCACGGGAGGCAAAGGAGCCTCCTCTTGATCCTTAGGTATGTCGGCGAATTTTATACTCATGCGGTTGGCGCTTTACGGAAACTGACCACCGCCATGCCGTCCTTCTCAAAAGGCCCGTCATACGGATGGTGAAAATCAAAACGCCCCCTTAGAGGCTTGCCAAATTTGCGCCGAGCCTGCTCATCCTGCATCGTCCGGTCATCCCACGTCCGCACCACCGTTGTCCCATCCGCCAGCGTCAATTCCACCGCATCGCCCTTGCCAATTCCCGCCTGCTTAAACCGCGCCTCCACATCCGGCGACACCGCAAGGCTGCGCTCCGTCAGGCGATTATTCCACGCCCCAATCAAATTCCGTGAATTGCTGTCACTATACGGATCACCCTTCCAGTTGTAGCTTGTCACCTTGCCCACCCCCTTGCCATCGGCCACATCCCACATCCCATCATTGCGCGACTTACTTTGCCCCGCACCCATCGCGCTTGCGCCAAACCACGCCCCAATCGTCCCGAAAAACCCACGATCATCCACCTCCTTTTGGAACAGCGAACCCGCCTCCAACTTGTCATCCATAATCCCCTTAAACCGCTCCATCGCCTGCCCTTCGGTCAAATCGGGATTAGTGCGCAACATCTCCCGCACCGCGTTAATCGCCTCGATCTTCTTTTGCTGCACGTTGAGATACTTTTGCGGGTCTTTGGGCACGCGCTCGGTCTTGCCATCCTTCTTCGACACCCGCCACCCACCGTCATCCCCTAGCTGGCCCCACTCGGCAAACTTCTCCACCTTATCCACCAAGCCTTTGGCAATCTCATCGCGGCGACTGCGTTTGCCCTCACGGGCATTACTCACCATCTCATTGAGCTTGTCCATAAACGGCTTGCGCTCGCCCTCCGGAGCCGTCGCATTCACCTTGGCCAGCAAGCTGTAATAACCCGTCATAGCTTTCTCCGGGTCTTTCGTGTTCAAATCCCCTTCCGCATTGTAACCAAAGATTTCCCCCCACAGCTTCCCGTATTTATCCGCCTTCTCCGCTTGGCCCTCCGGCGTCTGCGCATAGGCCAGACTGCGGTATTTCTTAAAGCTCTGAATCACCTCCCGCGGCGCTTCCACATCAGGGCGGGTAAAAAACTCCTCGATTTGCTCGTTGGTGATAGCCGGGCTTTGCGTTTCCAATCGCGTCAGCATCTCGTTGCCCAAATCCTGCACCAGTTGCCCATGCGTGGATTCCGCCATCCGGCGAAATTGCAACACCTGCTCCGGCCTTAGATTGTGCGGGTTTTTCCCCTCCGCCTGATATTGCCGCAACTCCTTGCGCCACAAAGCCGGGTTCTGCTGTATGGCTTGCGTGAGCGTGTCCACCTTGCGCTTTTCCACCAAATCATTCTCCAGCCTGCCACCTTCTTCTTGGCTGAAAAGCCCCGCCGACACGCCACGGGCAATCCCGCCCATCGCATCCTCATAGCGGCCCTCATTATTGGCCCGCTCCACGTAATTCTGAATCTCCATGCGCCCCCGCTCAATCAGTCGCTTGTTGGCGCTCGTATAAACCGCCGCGCTGGTTTCCGAACCCTTCTGCACCATCCACGCATCCAGCCGTGCCCGGCCCACCGGAGTCAGCCCCATGCCGCCCACCTGCTCCTGCACCTTCGGCAAATATTTCTCCTGCCACAGCGTCACATGCTCGCTTTCCGGCAAGCGCGAAGATTCCACCTCGAAAGCCGCCAGATTCTCCGTCAGCAAACGATCCGCCGCGGCAAAGTTCATCTCATCATTGGCCCGCGCCATCTGCTCGGCAAAATCCGTCGTTACCGCATTGGCCCGCGCCATACTCTGCCCCAGCGCCTCCATCCCACGCCCGCCGCCATCAAACGCGGCAAACGACACCACAGGCATCTGCTCCACCCGCGGCGCACGAATCGCCCCCACGGGCAAAGGAACCGCCGTGCTCCCGGCCTGAGGAGCGTTCGGAATCTGTGCTAGAGGAATGTTGGCCATATTATCGTGCGCGATTTACCGGCGTGGTTCGCGGCATTCGCGGCATGTTGAAGTAAGTTCCCGCCGCCCCCGAAACGCCTTCCAGTAGCGTCCCATAGCTCGAAGTCCGCAAATTCTGCGCCATATTCTGCCCCTCCATCAAAAGCGGATACGCCCGCACACTCGCACTAGCCAAATCATACTCCGCCGCCGCCTTGTCAATCAGCGAGTAACCCGCCTGCCAGCGTTCCACCTCGCCCTTGCGCATCCATGCCATGCGCTCCATATCCGCTTTGTAAAGCTCATCACCCACGGCCTGCTCCAGCCTCCCCGCCGTCTCCGCCATCACCACCAAGGGCGTCCCCTCACTGGTCACACCCGCCGCCGCATACCGCGACCGCTGCATCCCCAGCATCCGCTCATTCTCCTCGCGCATCCGCTTGGCCCGCTCCCGCGCCTCCATCTCCACCCGCTGCGCCTCGCGCTCCATCACCGCCGCATTTTGCAATCCCGCTTGATGCTGCTGCTCAGCCACCATCTTGGCCATCTGAGCCTGCATCTCATTCTGCTGCCGCTGCACCTCATAATTGTATTGCGCCATGCGCTCCGCCGCCGCGGCCTGCTGCTGCTGGCCGTAAAAGGAAATGCCCGCGCTGGCCAAGGTGGACACCGCGGCAGTGATGGCGAGTGGAACGGCGAGTTGCGGCATGTCAGTTGTCGTCGGTCAGCATGAACATTCTGACCAGACCCTCCTTGTTTGTTTGGAATCCGATGCGGGACAGACAACGCGCTACCGGCGCGGGCGCGTGGGCCAGCATGACATGGTAGCCGTTATGACGCGCCTCGCCCTTGAGATAGCCGATGGCGACATCGAAGCAGGCGATGGAGTCTTTGAGCGAAAGTTTCGGGCGGGTGGCCGCGCAATCGACAAAGCACACGCCCGCGGAGAGCGCGTAATACAAAAAAAGCATGGCGGCATCTTCGCCGTCCATTTGCACCACGACGCCAAGGGGCGGCAGCAAATGCGCCGGAGTGACTTCCCCGCCGTGCGCGTTGCACCAATCGACAAGCAGGGCGTGATCCTTGTCGCGGTCAAACATGCGGAGTTGCAGAAGTGGCTGGCTCATGGGTTTAGTCAAATCACGCTAATGTCAATCCCCGAAGGCGTCGAGCTTTACCACCAGAGCGCGGATCGTGAAGGGATACGGCAACGTCTGCCGCAGGCTCAAATCCGCATTGGTCGAATAGTCGCCGCCGACCACCACTTCCTTTTCCCCACTGAAAACCCGTGGCGAATCATCCATCGCATCATTCCAGTCTCGCGGGTAAAGCCACAGCCATTCCTGATCATCCGTGCTCACCTGCCCGCCCAACGACTTGTAGAGGCTCACATTCACCCGGTTAATCCGCTTATTACGCCCCCGTGTCGGCCCGTCTTGCAGTTGAAAGTCAAACTTCATCGGCTGCACCAGCGAGACATACGGCAATCCCACCAGCACCGTGCTCGCTGGCTTATCCAGCGTGATTTGCCCACCCGACACCACCCGCGCCACCGCCACCGCGCCATCGGCCAGCACATCGACCGTCTTGCCCTCCAGATGCCCCAGCCCCGTGATCGTGGTGGTTGCCGCCCCGCTATACCGCTTGGCGCAATCCAGATACCACCAATTCGGCTTATCCTCCTCGAAAAACGCCGTCCGCACTTGAGGGTGAAAACGCTCGATATAGCGCACCACCTGCCCGTTGATCGTCCGCTTCACACACAGCCACACCTCATCATCCGCGTTATCCAGCCCGTAGATCGTGGCCACGCTTTCAAAATCCCCGTCCGTATTGTGCTGATGCCACGCCACCACGTTCTGATCCCGCTCATACGCCATCCCGATTAAGATGCCATCGTTGCGCACCGCCCAAAGCACCGCATCCGGCTGCTGCTGAAAACTCATCTCCTCCAACCCCGAGTCAGAAATATGCTCCGAAAGCACGGTCAAATCCGGAGCCACCCACCCGTCCCGATCGAAGTTATAGACCAACTCCCGGACTTTGCGCCCGCGCCGCTGCACAAAGAGTAAAATGTCATTGAGCAGCACCGCCCGCATATACTTGCTGCCAAAGCTCGCCTGCCGCTGCACCTGCACATTGCTGGCCGTCATCGGCCCGCTGTCGGCCCCGCCGATTGTCCACTCATCGCCCGCCGTCCCGATCATCAACCGCTTTTGGCTAAACATCCAACTGATCCGGTTGCCCTCGCTGGCGGCAATATCAAACTGCATCCCTGCCGCGTCCGACGTGCCGAGTTCAAAATTTTCAAAATCATCGGTCTGGCTGCACCAAACCGACTGCGGTTTCATTGTCGTTCCGGCAAAGCATAGCCGTTGCTCATGCACCGCCACCGTGCGCGGATACCCATACTTGACATTAAACGCATCTTGCTTGGCCGTGGCACTCCACCGCGCCCCGGTCGCCAGTCCACACGGCTTGATCACCGTGCCCGTCACTTGCGTCGAGCTATTAAACGTATCCACGCGGAATAGCCCTTCCTCAAAAATCCCCCGGCTTTCCAACACCGCCCGTGCATTGGTGTTACTCACATAATTCGTCACCCGCACCTTGTAATACCCTAGCTCCGCCGCCGTCCCCGTAGCCACGATATTGCGGTCGCCATTGCTATCATACTGGCGCACCAACTCCATTTTCGTTAGGTTCACCACGTTCACGTTCCCGCTGGTCGCCCCACTATTGGCCACCGCATAAGTGTAAGTGTCGGCATTGACCACCGTGATGGCGGCACTGTTCACCCCAAACGGTGCCACCCCGTTAAACTGCAATTCCTCGCCCGTCGCGTATCCATGCGCCGTATGCGTCACCGTGGCCACTGTCCCGCTGCGCGTCACCGCCATCGTGATTAACCCCTTGGCCGTCTCCTCCGGCACCGTCCGGTAAATCCCCACCGTGGCATTCCACGTCCCGGTAGTCTGGAAATCCCACGCCTCGCCCGCCGACATCGGCACCAAGCCCGTGCTCCAAGCATTCGCGCTCACCGCCTGCTCGATAAACAAATTGGCCGCATCCTTGCGAAACTTGAGTGCAAACACCGTGCCCACATCCGCCGTGGTAAAAAACGCCGATTTGCTCTGCAAAGTCCGCCCGCTGCCTAGCTGCGTATTGCTCAAGCGCAATTCTTGAAACTCCGGCGCAAGCTCCACCAGTGGCGGGTAAAGCCAACTCACCGCCGCATACGTCCAATTATTATCCGCCAAGCGCGAAAGCTTGCCCACCGGGTAATTGGCGTGCGCAATGTATAAAATATCGTTAATCTGCACATATTGCAGTTCCCGCAAATGCTCCTCCAGATACGGCGTGGCCACCTCCAGCGGCACGCCCCCGGCCATCACCTGCACTCCGTTACTCCAAAACCGGATATACTGATGCCCCACCTCCAGCACAAAGCGCGTCGTGGTCGAATAGTTAAACCCGATCAAACGGCACCGCCGATTACCCAGCTTGGCCGTGCCCAGATACTCCGTCCCGCCCCGGCGAAACACCCCGCCATAGGGCAACACCTGCATATTCTCCAGTCGGCGGCAACCACTGGCATACTTCTCCACATCCACACGGGCATCCATGTAGGGACTCAATTCCCCGGCGTTAAGCGACGTGACGAGGATATTCGCCATAAACGCTACATCCCGCGGGCATACCGCGCCCGCACCAGATCACTAAACACCCACGGCTGCTTACGCCGCCTTTGCTCCTCAAACACATCAGCCATCCGCGCCTTCGGCCCCGTGATCACCTCGTATTCCCGCAGCAACTCCGCGGGCAACTGTCGGCTCCCGGTAATCGGCCCCGCCAACTTGCTCGCAAGCTTGGTCGCCAAAGCCTCCACAAACAACGGCGGATACAAACTGCCATCGGTGATCCGGGCGATATACCGCACCTGAGCCACATCGGCATCCGTCATCAGCATATTGCGCTCCACGGCAAATTCCCCTTCGCGCTCACTTGGCTCTGCCCCGTTCAACTGCACCACCCGCAAGCAATCCGTGGGCAACTGATACGCATAGGCCCATTCAAACTCCGGCGCATCCGCCAAACGGCTTAACGTCGCCCGCCGCATGGCAAAATTCCACCGATGCGAAGACAACACCTCATCCCGCGTCTCATCGTAAAAGCGGCTGCAAAATTGCGCCTGCTTGGAGTCATCCGTCAGCGACATAATCATGCCACTGCCCAACTTGGCCAACGCGCCATTGCAGATAGAAGTGGAGTCCGCCATAAGATTAAAAAATTGGCAGGCTACTTATCCGCGGCCTGCCAGCGCGGTGGGTGGGGGAACTTAAATGACTTCGTCGCAGTCGATAGCGACAACCTTCGCCTCCTCCATACGAGCAGCACCGATAGATGCCACCGTGCGGATTTGCAGCGCATGGCTGCGGTCAGGTCGCACATCGACATGCACGTTACGCCCGCTGTCGGTCATGCGCAGACCACTCTTGGCATAAGCCACGATGGTGCGGATGCCCGTTGCGCCGTCGTAGGCGAAGAAAGATTTGTCCACCAGACGGAAGCGGAAGCCAAGGAAGGTATCAATCTGCCCGGCCACCAGTGCCTTCACCGTGTTGTAATCGGCGCTGGTCGCTTCGGTGGTGCGCAGCAAGTCCTGCAACTGCTTGGCACTCAAGGCAATGATACGCTGATCATCCTCATCGACATTGTTATCATCGAGGATGAACTTGGCTTGGCGCAGCTTGGCAATGGTCAAACCGCTGGTTGCGGGAGAACCCGACTCGACAAACGTCGCGCCGATCTTTTGACCATTGGGCAACACCGTGGACGTGGTGCCCGTGGCACCCGTGAACGCGGTGCCCGTCGCCGCCGAAAGCACGATCTTATCGCAAGCCCGGCCATAAGCCGCGGCATGCGCTTGGATCAACTCACTCTGCGGTAGCGACACCTCGCCCAAAAGCTCGGCATCCCATTCATCCAGAAGGTCGGCCTTCTCATACTGCAACGGACGAATCCAGCGTTTTGCCATCGCCGTGTCCGTGACATTGGTGGTAGCGGCCCGCGAGGTGATTTGCGTCATCTCGATAGCGGCCAGTTGATTGTAACTTTTTTCTTTCCCCTTGACTCGATCAATCATCACGAAGTCACGGAGTTTGCTCAGCTTTTGCTGCACCAAGTGTTCCCAATTTGCGGAAAACTCAGTCGTGAAAAACTGCGGAATTTGAGTAGTAGCAGACATAATTTTATCTCCTTGTGGTTTTGACTAGACCGCGCCTCCGCGCTGCCCAATCGGTTGTGGTTTTCTCGTGTCCCTCGGCTTACCGATTATCCGCGCCGTGCGGGTCGTCGGCCTTGTGGGTGCCGTAGGACAGGCTCACTTACAGGAGTTGTCTGCCTAACTATCCTCGCTTTATCGCTGCTTTTTGGGTCTAGTCAAAACTTTTTTCGGCTTTTTTTCAGACTCGTTGACCAGCTTGTAATGCGCCACCGGATAGACCTTTTGCGTTAACTGCACCCGATAGCGTCGGCTCTCCACCGCGCCGCGTTTGATGGCCAAGGCGACCAAAATTTTCGTTGCCGTCACCGATTTCCCCAAATCTTCGGCCAACTGCTTGACCGTCTTCCATCCATCCGGCACTTGATCCACGGGCTTATCCTCCGCCAGCACCTCACACCACCGCGCCAAGTCTGCATCTGCTTTATTTTTCATAATGGAATCCGGTAATGCGGATCAAACACCGCCACGTTCACCGTGCAATGCGTCCCGTTGAAATGCCCATAAGCTGCCGCGTGCCGCCACCCCAGCGTTTGCCTTCGGCCAATACTGTAATCCACATCCAAACGAATCCCGCAGCCAATCGTCCAACCAATCGCCCGCGCATGAATCCGCGCACTTTCCATAGCGACACGGTGGGTATGGCCCATCACCACCGACTTGCCCACCATCTCCGCCAAATCCCGCGCCGCGGAAACATTATAGAGCGCCCCGTGGGTAAAAAACGTATCCCCTAGTGCAAACATCCCATCGGGATGCACCCCCTTGTAAGGGATCACGTGGCACTTGAGCTTGCCCATTTCCTTCTCAATCCGCTCCAGCACCCCTTGCGCCGCCGCCGCGTGCAACGCATTAGGCGAATTGACCAAATGCTGCAAACGCGCCTCATGGTTGCCAAAGAGATAGACATTAGGCTTCAACTCCCGCAAGAAAGCCAAGCCCTGCATCAGATCATCGGCCACGCTGGCCGAATAATCCCCGCCATCCGGATCACGCCGCGCCCCCGAGCGCATCGCCCGGCAGTCAATCGCGTCGCCCAAGTGCAGCACAAAGTCCGGCTTCCACGCCTCGCGCAAACGCAGCATCGCGTCCAACGCCCGCGGGTCGGCCTCCGCCCCATGCGTGCATGAGACTGCCAAATACTTCTGCCAGCCTTTGGTCTTATTGGCCATCAGCTTGCGCTAGTCAGCATCCGGCGCACCTGATCCACCACCTCGGGATCACCCTCCTGATACCGGGCATACATCGGATTAGCCTTATTGGTCATAATATCCCGCGCCCGCGCCCGGCTGCTGCTGGCCGTGGTCTGGTCGCCCGCCACCAACTTGTCATCGCTGAGCTTCTCCGCCAGCGAGACAAACGCCTTCATGACCTCCGGGTCAACAAAGCCCCG